CCTAAGCGCATTGCGCGACAGGTCCGGGTTGATGGTCAGGTCTGCCGCGATCTCCTGGGAGAACAAGCTCTCTATCTCGTCCCGTACATCCGCCTGCTGCCGACCTGTGAGGAGACGATAGCGCAGGCTCTGCTCGCGCCATCTCGCTCTGTCATCAGGATCGCTTGGTTGGATGTGACTGGGTACATAGAGCATCTACTTGCGCCTGATCCAGCCGAGGTTGTAGAGGTCAGCAGGCGTGAGCCTTGCAATGGCGAAGCGGTCGCCTTCAGTGGTGGGCATACTGCCGTCAAGGTTCCAGTGCTGGACGCCACGGGGTGCCTTCAGCTTGCCTGCCTTGCCGATGGTGATGAGGACATCGCCGGGCTCGCCCTGGTCGATCCTGCCTTTGGGCTTCTTGGCTGCTCTCTTCTTCGGAGGAGGCGCGTCTTCGTCGGGCATGTTCTTCTCCATTGTCAAGGGTAAAGCCTCGCACGCTTTCGGTCAACCGAAGATCATGCGCCCTGCTGTGCTGATGTTCACGTCCAGGAAGGCTTCGGCTATGTAGCTGACTGCATCATAGCTATGCTTGAGGTCGTTGTTCTCGCCGCGCCAATGTCGGAGCGACTTGATCAGGCCCGGGCATCTCTCGCCATGTACCCTGAACCGCCCGTCCACGCATGCCGACGAGAGCATGCGAGCCCTCGTCCTCACTGACCCACGCCCCTTGTAGGGCACGCCGATGGGGAAGGGTGGCCTGGAAGAGCCGACGCAATGGGCGAAGGCCCGCTCCAGCAGTTCGTTGACCTTGAGCCCAAGGCCCAGGCGTCCCGCACTGTTGCTGTCTCCGATGGCCTTGTCTATCTGGGTGGGCTTCACGCCCCAGCTATTGAGCATCTCCATTATCGCCACGGCCTCGGCATGCGGCGTGTTCCGCTCCTGGCTCACGTACTCGTCCAGCACCCAGAGCTTTGAGCCATCGAAGGCCACGAGGTAGCACACGCTGGCGCCGGGCCTCTCCCCGTGGTCCCAGCCTAGGCCGATGGCCTCCACGTTCTTTGGCGGGTCGGTGAACAGGTTGTCCTCGCTGAAGGAGATCCACCGGTCAGTGGTCACGCCCTCCCATGCAGCGTTGACTCGCTGTGCGTACTCCCAGGGGCCATAGCCCTCGATCTGCTTCTCGATGCTCTCCGGTGTCCGGTGGGGGCAGTTCTCCGGTGAGAGTTTGATGCGGTGGATGTCCCAGTCCTGAAACGGCGCCTGCCCCGTGTCTGGGTTGCCCTCGACATGATGCCTTAGCCAGTCACAGGGCCTGCCAATGGGCGTGAAGCTCATCAGGCACGGGCCGTCCAGCACCGAGACACGCGTCAATGCTTCGGAGAAGTGGGCTTGCTTGGGTAGCTCGTCAATCACCAGATAGGAGATGGTCGCGCCCGATAGGGCCATGACTTCCTGTGACCCGCTCTTGCCCACTATGAGCGAGCCGTTGCGGAGCTTCAGCATCTTCTGGGAGCGATAGGTGTAGCCCCTCGCCCCGTCATAGGCGACAGAGGGCTCCAGGACTCCGGGTGGTTCGATCTCCCGCATCTTTGCCGAGAAGTTAGACCAGCCCGCCTTGAGGTCGGCACACATTACCCAGCCCACGTTAGGCGCCGGGTATGCCTCCCTCGATGGATGCCGGCCCAGGGCGAGCCACCAGGTCTCGGCTGCAAGGGCGCGGGTCTTCCCGATCTGGTTCCCTGCGATGAGTAGTCGGCGCGTATGCTGGCTCTCATGCAGCTCACGCTGTCCTGGACTCATGCCGCCGTGGCCTGGAGCCTCAAGCTCGTACTGGCTTAGGCCATCAGCCTCGTAGACATCTGCCCATGCAGAGATGGAGGCAACGTCAACGTCGATCACTTGGCCTCGCCTACCTCGACCTTCCTGGAGAGGGCAGCCAGTAGGAACTCCTCGGGTAGGCGGGATACCTCGGTGATGATGTGGTCGCGCCCCTTCTGGGTCCTGGGATCCGGCGCGTCCTCGATAGCATCCTCGCGGATCTCCAAGAGTTGTTGCGGGATCTCCTTCCTGAACCCATGCCGACGTTCGAGAATCCACGCTGCTGCGGTCCAGTTCCCATCGTCTGCTGCCCTTCTAATCACGGCAAGACTATGCGCTGCCCCCTTCGCCTCTGCTGCTTTTAGGGCCTTGCGAAAGTCTTTCTGCGCCTTGCGTCCAGTAGGCTTCTCTGCCTCCTGAAGCCACCGATAGAAGGTCGGTTCACTGATGCCGACATAGGCGCAGGAGAGCTTGTAGGTCATGCCCAGTTGGATGGCCTTGCAGAAGTCCTCTTGGAGACCCGGGGTCAGCTTCGTCTTTCGCCCCATTGCCATCAGTACTTCCTGGTCCCAGACCTGGCGCCCTTCTTTGGTCTACTCTTCCTGCTCATTCTCACTGCCCTGCCCTGGCGCGAGGCCTTGGCCTTCTTTCGGTACACTTTGCCGGAGGAGCCCCAGCGGTAGCCGCCTTTCACTTTCCGCACTGGCATCGTCTCCTCCCAGCCTCATACCCCGCCGATCGGTACTCTCATTATGGGGTTGATGTCGCATAGCTCTCTGCTTTTTTTGTCCTCGCGTACAATCGAACTGCCCCACTTGCCCATGAGTAGAGCCATCTGTTGGCGCTCCTTCTCGATGTTCCGATACATGGCGCACCCGCCTTGATTCCCGTGGTCGTCCTTCGCCAGGTGCAGGAAGTTGAACCGTAGGATCTTCCTGTCCCTGTTGAGTAGCTGGAGGCAGATGTCGTAGTCCTCCTTCAGTGGTAGGCGCTCATCGTAGCGCACCTTCCCTAGTCGCTTGAGCGAGAGCCCATGAAAGGATGCCGTGCAGTAGGACTTGCAGGAGAATGGTGTGTACTCCCTGAATCCTCCCTTGTCTGACACGCAGTTCACGCCCCATAGCGCCACGCCCCAGTCCTCTGCTACCCGGAAGCAGTGCTCTACCTTCTCCTCGGCCTCGTCCCCTACCAGGGAGTCGGCCCCGGTCGTCCGGTAGAAGCATCCGAGTTTCGCGATGTCATCGTCCAGTAGAAGGATCTGGTCCTCTCCTCTCGCGATTGCCCAGGAGACCAGCCAGTTCCGCACTCTTGCGATGTTGCCACGGGTCTCGTCTGGAAGCTCCAGCACGCGCACTCCCTTGTCCCGGTAGGCCTCGGCCTCGAAGGAGTGGACGCAGTAGATCGTGCTTGGAAGGATTCTATGGGTGAGCAGGCCATCCGCTCTCTTGTAGGAAGGCGCCAGTATCAGCATCATTCAGCCCCTGTCAGCCTTGCAATGGCCTTTGGTCCGTCTAAGACCCTCCCGATTCCAGATGACCAGGGCTTACCATTCGCACGTCGACTGGTCACTGTCTCCAGATTGAACACGCTCTGTGCTTGCAACCAGTCTATATCTGACTCGAACTTCAGCACTATGTAGTGGTTCGATTCACCGATGTATTCCGAGAACTTGATCTCCGGTTCCGCCTCTTCCTCCGCTCCCTTCTCCATGAAGGCGTCGAGGTCTTCCCTAGACCAGCCGAGGCTCTCCACGTCCTCCCCGTCCTTTTCGAGTTGGAGAAGGAAGTCGCCGAGTTCGCTGTCCCAGGCGGCTAACTCCGAAGAGCGATTGTCCACTAAGGCGAAGGCAGTGGCCTCCACGTCGCTCTCGTCGACTACCACCGCAGCGATCTCGTTCCAGCCCATCTCTCTTGCTGCCTTGAGTCGAGCGTTCCCTGCCCTGACTACCATGCCCTGTTGCTGCACTACGATAGGCAGACGCTGTCCGAATCGGGCGAAGCTATCCTTGACCGCCTGCATGTTCTCCAAGTCGTGGGTCCGCATGTTTTCTGGATCGTAGGTCAATGAGTCGACCGCGACACATAGGGGCCTCAATGCTTCCAGGATATGCGAGCTACCGCTGCCGTTCTCTTGGTCCGTTGTTCCGTTCTTCACTTCTCGTCCTCCCTCTCTGTAAGCCTGAGCACGTTGGTATGCGCCCTACCGATCGCCCTCTCCTCTCGTACCGCGTCCATCCACTTGCCCTGATTGTCATACGCGGTTCTGAAGGCCGCCCTGTGAGCGGTATGGTCTCGGGTATCGCTATTGCACAGTGCTTGCCAGCCACCGACGGCGAGTAGTCCGGACGCCATCCGTCGCTCCTTGTCCGGGATCTCGGATAGCTTCCACCGCTCTCCAGGAGGGTCGGTCCTGCCATGACCGCTCGCTAAGGCGAGCAGCTCTCCCCACGCCTCTCCCGCATCGCTGATCTCTTTGACCCGCGTGCCAGGGGCGAAGTGGAGGAGTTGACCTGGTGTTGGCCAGAAAGCCGAGCCTCCCCGGAGGTATCCGAAGACTGCCTGCTCGAACTCTTGGTCATCCAGTTCTGGGAGTAGAGCCTGATAGAGCGCGACAGCCGCCTCCATGCCTCCTTCCTGTAGGTGAGCGGATGGTGATGGGCACCCCGCTGTGATCAGGGCTGCGATGCCCATTTCGATTGCTTCTCTGCTTGCCATGTTTTCTCCTGCTATGGCTCCCCGACATCGGGAAGGGGATGTGGGAATTGTACAACTGTTCCGGCTACTGCATCTTTCTGCATCCTAGTCTCTGCCGCCTTTCGGAGCGCTGTAACCGGGTCCATCAGTCCGTTGCTCTTTCGGATGGTAGGCGCTTGGTCGCCATAACTGGCGTCTAGGTAGCCCTCGAACTTCGAGGCCCGGAGGAGCGTGTCTACCCCGTGCCCTCCCTCTCGGAGGAAGACAGCCCGGGAGTG